TCTGATTACTTATATAATTCTATTGGTTTTTGTGTTATTTGGAGTTTATGGTATCTTGAACTACGCTTAAATAATCAAACAATTCCAAGAGAAAAATTACTATACAAAGCACTAAAAACATTAGATTATGGTGGAAACAAAGTTTGTAAATTAATCAGAGGTTATGCACAATTTGTTGATAATATTTCAAAAGACTACACACTCGAAAGAAATAGTTTAGGGCATATTCTAAGATTGAGGAAAAAAACAAATTATTACAGCTATATAATACCAAAAACATTAATATCAGCCATTGGTCTAACTGCAGCTGCAGCATTATTAATAAAAAAATTGAATTATTTTTAATGTACTAAATAAATAAACATAAAATGACTGATAGAGTTTCTAAAAATATTATTATACATAGAGGAGAAGATGTTAAACAACGATTTATTATTTTACAAAAAAAATGGATGGTTAAAAAAGAACTTACTTTTTTGGAAGAGCTTGTTTTAGCTGAAAGAAGACAACTAAAACCTATTGACAAAGAAATAGTTTGGAATGGATCTCGAACTTGTGATGGATTTGATAAAAAAATATTTAGAATTGATATTCTTGGCAATATTGTCATTAAAAATATTAAATATAATAACAATTCTGTAACTAAAAAATTTGCATGCGAATATGAACATATTATTTCATATTCACATGGTGGTGAAACTACAATCGAAAATATTGGTCTATTAAATGCTGGAATTAATCGAAGTACTGGAGACAACGAATGTTTCAGCTATACATATCTAAAACTTCTTGGATATAATTCAGAATTTGGAATTACGCCTGAACTTTTAAAAGCTAAATTACATAATTTACATGAAACATGCCAAGAATATGACTTGTATTTCAAACAAGAATATGGTGTTTGGACAATTAAAAATTATAATTATTATGATGAAAATAAATGTAGATTTCCAATTCCAAAAAAACCATTGAAAGATAATGATGAAATTTTAAATTACTGTAATAAAGTAATTCATGACTTGTCAAAAGATGATGAAAATGACATTGTAAAAATTCTAATACCAATTGTTTGTGTTGTTGCTGGTATTGTAATTATCGGATCGACTTTATATGGTGGTATACTATTTTTTCAAAATAGACAAATAACTATTTCTAACGAATTAAAAAAACAAGAAGAAGATAAAAAAATATACAATGATATCAAAGAACGAATGAATGATGAACCCCAACATTTTAAGCTTCCAACTAAAGATGAGTTATTGATTTATATTCAACAACAAGACATCGAAAGAGAAAATGAAGTACTTTTATTAAAAGCTTCTTATTAAAGCTTTTAATAAAGTATCTAAAAACATTAAAAACATACTAAAAAAATAAAAAAAATAAACAATAATAATTGTTTACTTTTTTTATTTTAGTACAATAGTGTAGTAGTGTAATGTCTATAAATACTTATTTTGATATAGTTTATGTTATTGCTTTACCTAGTAGGGTAAACTATATTAGTACTGTTTTAAGAAAAATGGGTATACATTTTACTATTATACCTGCTATATTAGGTAAAAATGTTGATCAAAAGTCACTTGTAAACGATAATTTACTTGATACAAACCATTCTTTTAAAAATAATAATGAAATTTGTTGTTCATTATCTCATTTGAAAACTGTTGACACGTTTTTAAATAACACATATTATAATACTGCTTGTATTTTTGAAGATGATATAGTTTTAGATACTAACTATCAAATTAAATTAGCTAATTGTATGAAAGATCTTCCAAATGATTGGGAATTTTTTAATATGGGACGTTGTTGGGCTAATTGTTATAATAATCAAACATTTGGCTCGGGTACCATCAGTATTACACCACATTCACTTTGTTCGCATAGTTATGCTATTACCAGAAATGGTGCAAAAAAAATAATTAGAGGTGCTTTTCCAATAACAAAAGCAGTTGATATGTATTATTCTGAAATTGATAACTTGAAGTTTTACAGCAGTTCTCCAAGAATTTTCAATCAACTAAAAAGTATAACATCTTTAAATAATACTAGCAGTCTGGGAAATACAGACACATGCCAAGAATGTCAATTAGTTACACTTGATAATTATATTAGTCCTGTTGTAATAATCGTAATAATTGTAATAATTATGGGTGTAGTGTTCTACAAAAAATTAAGTTAAACATTTCCAGCTCTTAAATTCCATAAGTTAACAGATTTCTTTTCTTGTTTAATAGATCTACTGTTATTTGTATGTGAAACGTTGTTTAACAGGTTAACAGTGTTATGAACATTATTACCAGTTCTTGAACTAACAAATGAATTATCGAGGAAATCAACTACTTCTGTTATCTGTAATGTAAATGCAAAATCGATATTATTAAAATTAAAGGGATATCCCTCTTTTGTTAATGTTCTAAAATGCATATTTTCTATATTTGGAATTAATGGGTTAAATACAAATGGTGCTGTTACAAACGAATTATAAATCATTAATCCTGGTGATTCTGATAATAATAATTGTGCAAAAATTTCATCTACAAACGGAGAACTAGATATAATTCTTGGTATCGTTCCTTTGCTTGATATCCCTGGACTTGTAAAAAATACATAATAATCACCTGCTAAATTAATCGATCTTGCTAGTTTAGTATTTAATGTACTATCAACTGTATTACTAATCTGAGATTTAAACCCTTTGTTTTTTGAACTTATATACACGTTGTCGCCTCCGCCTGTTACAGTACTTGTAGCATGTATATTTACAGTTTTTATTAAATAATTATTAGAATCTATTATTTTTGTTATCGGAAATTTAACACCGTTTATATCCGACAATTTAATCCCCCCTAATGTAGAGCCTTTTAGGTCGTCTGCTTCAACTCTATAAAGGATCACATCCTGGCTTGTCCCAATTATTCCTTTTGTTCCTGGGGTAGTAATTGTTTTATTTGATTCTATTAAAAATGTTGAATTATTTACAATATTACCACCAATACCTGCAGCTACAATTGGATCAGTAATTACAATTTTGAGTGTTGTAGATGTTAAAACTGTGTCAATTATAAATTCTCCTGATAAAACAGGTGTAGTATTAGTTCCTGAAATTTGAACAGTGTCTCCTGCAATCCACCCTGTTGTAGGCGAATCTAGTGTTATCAATACAGTGCCTGTTCCTGTTGCTATACTTGCAATAGTATATCTATTAATAACCATGTAACTCCCATCTATTTTTGGAAGACTATTTGTTTCTGTTAAATTAATTGTATCTCCTGTGATAACTGTTCCTACTCCAGAACTTAATGTTCCATGTACAACATTTATACGTAATTGATTACTACTAATTACTTGTACTGCAAACACTCCATCTACTACTGGGGAACTTGTAGAATTTTTTATTCTTATAATATCAGATGTTTCTAAACCATGATTTAATAAATCAATATTGACAGTATTACTTGTGGGTAAACCGTCTGTAATTACAACATTGTCAGTATAACTTCCTACGAAATTAGTATTTAATTGTGTTCGTATTAATGAAAATTGTGATGTTACACCTGTAATCGAGGTTAAATTGTTAAAACCATGATTGATGTCTTGTATATATAGATGGTTTGTATTTATTTGCGAATCTGCTCCAACATCATTAATATGTAATGCTGAAAAATTTATATTTATCTTAGTTGAACTAACTACATTATCAACATAAAAAAATGGGATATCTGACAACATCGGCGTTGTTAATATACCAGTTAACCTAATTATATCATCACCATAAATTATTTCGCCGCTATTACCAGCTACTTCAATGTATTTATTTTCGACAAAAAAAGATGTTGGACTGTTTGGATATGCTATAAATTCCCCTAATAAAGGTGGCTGACTATTCGTAAATCTTGCTGTCACTCTTATTGGTAGCTGAATTAAATGAGGAATACTTGTTGTTACTTCTATAGTTGTTGTTCCTGTTGATATTATTGTTATAGGAATAATTGTTGCAGCTATTAATGTATGAGGAGTACTTGTAGTTAATGTTATTATACTTGGAGCTGTTATTTCTGCGTCAATTATCTCAAGTGTTTTTGTAGTTATAGGATTTGATGCACCTATATACTCCGACGAATCTTCATCTTGAAATCCAATATTATACTGTATCAAAGTGTTTGCTGTATCAAATAAAATTTTATAAGGTGCTTGTTTACCAGTTTTAACATTATTTCCACCACCCTGAGTACTAGAAACAGCTGGTACATTGACTTCGTATGTAAATGTGTTACTGTCTATTACTGTTATTATAAAATCACCATCTAATATAGCTCCATTAATACCAGCAGTTGTTTGTGTCCCAATCATTAAAATTGTATCGCCAGTTTTAAAACCATGACCTAAGCTTGTTATTGTAATAATAGTGCTACCAGATGTTGTAGATATAGGATTTGTTTGTAATAAGTTAGTTATAACACTTTCTAAATTAATAACATTTGTATCAATATTAAGTGTTATATTGAAATAATGATACTGACCTTCTCCATTTTTTCTTTTTACCAAATTAAACTGGTATGTCATTTGTCTAATTATAGTTGCAGCAGAATAATTACCAGGAACCAATGTGATTGTATAAGTTGGATAACCTATATTTACAGACACTGTTCCTGTATCTGGAATACCTCCCTTCCATAATATTCGTAACGTTGAATCGTCAAATACTAATGCTTGATATTTCCCATCCAAAAAACCTGTAATTTGTAAATCTGATTGTAATTTACTATTAAATATCAATATATCATTAGTTGACCCAACTGTTAATTTATGATTTAATACTGTTATATCTACCGTATTTGGTTGTATCTGATTTATAGGAACTGTTGTAAATATTCCAAGATCTATATCTTCTTCGTTAATCCATGTTATAATATTATTCTGTAATTGTACAGGTAAATCCTTAATACTTGTATCTGTATTTGGTACACTTGTAGATATAAGTTCAATCTTCTGAACATTCTTAAATGTTCTACCTAGAAAAAATTTAAAATCATTTTGTAATGGAAAAGCATTTTTATCACGATCAACTGTGTCTATACATATTTTTGTTTCAACAAGTTCTTTTGAACTTGAACCATGTAATGTATTATCTAAATATCTTTTTTCAAAAGAGTTGACACTTACTTCCTGTCTGTCTTTTTTTAATTTTTCTTCATGTGACTGTCTAAACTGTCTTGTTTTTGCATCTCCAAGATCTTCTGTTTCTGGGATTTTTACAAACTTATTTGTAAAAAAAAGATCATTATTGTTCATTATTAAATTCTTATAAAATAATAAAAATTTTTGAACGTTTAAATTCTGTTACTATTTTGTTTAGATAAAGTAAAGCAATGACAAATAAGAATTCTGGTAAAGCTGGTAAAGCTGTTGAAACTGGTAAAGCTACTGAAGCTGTCGAAACTGACAAAGCTGTCGAAACTGACAAAGCTGTCGAAACTGGTAAAGCTGTCGAAACTGGTAAAGCTGTTAAACAAAAGTATACAAGACTTGTATTATCTGGTGGTTCTAATAAAGGGTTAGCGTTGATTGGGTTTTTAAAGTTTCTTGAAGAAACAGACCATATAAAAACTATAACAAGCATAGTAGGCACAAGTATAGGTGGTCTTATGGGTTTATTTATTGTATTAGGCTATAGTTCAAAAGAATTATATGACATATTTATAGATTTTGAATTTGATCTGACACAAGATGTAAAAATATCAAATTTTATTGAAAAATTTGGTTTAGATACAGGTGATAGAATCGAACATTTAATCAAGGTTTTTATAAAAAATAAAGGATTTAATCCAAATATAACATTAGAAGAACTGTATAAAAAACAACAAAAAAATCTAGCAGTTACAGTATGTAATATAAATACTAAACAAAATGTTTTCTTTGATAGACATAACTTTCCAAATATTCCATGTTATATAGCAGTTAGAGCAAGTATGAATATACCATTCATATTTACACCATTAGAATATCTCGGTTCTTCGTATGTTGACGGAGGTTTAACATGTAATATACCTGTCAAATACTTTATAACTGATATAGACAACCCAACAGAATTAAACGACAACGCCGGAAAAGACATCTTATGTGTTTCATTAAAAGATCATAAAGTAAATACACACACTAGTATTGAAGGTTTTGAAACTTATTTATATAGTGTGTTAAAAAGTTGTTTAAATAGCATCGAAGATCATAATATTAGACAAATAAAAAATCATGGTGTATCATTAATTTCAATGGGAATCGTTGTCGAAAATTCTTTAAATTTTAAAATGGAAAGTCATGAAAAAAAGAAACTTATGGATATAGGATACATAGAAACTAAAAATTTTTTTAAAAGTAAATAAAAAAAATCAAATGGTTGATAATAAGTGTACACCCAAACAAATTAGAAATGGAACACCTCTTTTTTATAAAAAAAAAGGTCATTATAACTTGATTGTGTGATTCGAGGTAGGTACAAAGCCTACCAGTTTAAAGCTGTCCCACTAGTTTTTTGCTGGTTCTCTAAACGGGGTATAATTATTTGTGATATATGTATAGCTGCTTGATCTTCTGTTTTCTTAGTTGATCTTCTCATTATTTCGGGTCTTTCATCAAGCCAAAACAGTCTTTCCATATTTTCTGCAGCATTCTTATCTCGTCCTACGAATTCACATTTTTTAGTGGAACTACACCAGAGCAAACCTCGTATTATTTTATTGTCTCTTTTTACTTTTATTAATTTAGTATCAGTTCTAGCATGAACTATCGATGTTCTAAATTCGTCTATTTTAACTATTTTATGTTTCTTCTTGCATTCTTTTAAAATTCTAGTTGTAGGAGAACTTAATTCATATTTTGCAGTAGATGCAAACCCTGCGTCTCCATATGCTATATAAAGTTTTTTTCCAGAACTATCATATAACGAATTAAAAAATTTATCATATGTTTTTTTCTTTTCACTGTATAAACTAAGTCTTTGCCGCCTCCATCTTTTTTTTAAATATTCAGACCATAACTCGTCATAATTTATCATAACACTATTACTATATCCAAGGAATGTTTCTAATGTTATATCTTTGTAAGTATATAAAGATAGTTCATCTAAATATAATTGAATATTCTTTGTCCATTTATTAACATATTTATTTGCAATATTTATACCTGATTCGTGTCTAAATCTTTTTTTAGATAATTTGTAATATTTATAAGAGTTATCACTTATTTTTTCAGCACCATAGAATAATATTGTACGTCCTGGATCATTCCCAATAACTCTTGTTGTATTTGGATCAAGACATGATGCATTAAATTCTTTTTTCTTTTCTACTAATTTGTCATTGTCTTTTATTTTTGGTCTTCTGTAATGGATACAAACAGAAATACCGTCTGTTTGAATTGTTCCTGTGAATTCGTTGGTCTTGCGCTGCTCTGTAGTTAAATTACGTTTGACATTAAAAACAGACTCCCATTGTTCATTTCGAAGAGACTTAAATGTTTCTTCGTTACAAGTCACAATTTCAAGTTGTTTTAGAATACCATAAAGAACTGATGTATCTATATATAAAAACTTAGCCCCAGATTTTACAACAGGAGCTATAAGAATCTGTTTTTCTTGTTTTTCTTTAAAAAAGATTGAAAGCATATAATAATATACTATAACTGACAAATAATTATTTTTAATCCATGATTCGCACACAAAAGAATCTTGATTTATTTTTAAAATAGTTTGATGATGATCTACAAGATCTATTAATTTTTTTGATGGATTAGAATACCATTCTGGTTGGGTTATTCCAACTGGAAACCCCCAGTTATTAATTTTGTATCTTAACATCCACGTTTCTTTCTTAGGTATACCATTTGATTCTCCCCAACTCATTACAAATCTTTTTTGGTTTTGTTTAAAAGTTGTTGTTAAAAACGTTTTATAATTTGTAATGTACATTTGGCACATATTTGATTTGCTATTTCTATCTCCTTGAAAATCTCCATCAGGAATTTCTGGATATTGACCTTCAAACTCAGTTAAAAAATTTCTAACTTCTATAATAGGTTTCTTTGATTTGGAAAAATCATTTATAATCTGATAAGCAAATGTAGTATTGAGAACATCTGGTAAATTACATGTTGTAAGATCTTTATCTTTCAAAAAATTTCGAATGAAAATATTTATAGACAAAGAAAGACGTTGAGCTAATTTAGAAATATATTCAACTCTATCTTGTATTTCATTAATAAATAATTCTTTGTTATCTACTAAACACACTATTTTTTTGAGACAACTCTTAATAACAAATTCATTTTTTTTAGAATTTTCTGCTCTTCTTTTTTCCCTATGTTGTTTGTCTGGTGGCTGTTTGTCTGGTGGCTGTTTGTCTGGTGGCTGTTTGTCCTTGTTCATTGTGTTATAATATAATTACTGTTTTAAATAAAATTAAAATCTACTATTAGCTTTGAATGAACCTCTAAAGAATGAGCATATATGATCAGGTGTAACTTTATTAAAAGAATTTTCTATATTTTGAACTTGTTGATAAGAACGTTTTACAATAGAAAAAAC